CTCTCACATAATAGGCTTGACCCTCATAACCTGTCGGATACATAGGCAAAAGCCCTTCCGCTTCCTCTTTAGAGTTAGCTTTGATAGAGATAATTTGTTCCACTAAATAAACATAAGTAGTCATTTAATTCACCGCTCCTAAAATAAATGAATCGGCAATTTCCATCCAATTTACACGCCACAAAGATCCGATGTCGTAGCGCATAGGCTTAACACCATCCCAGTCAGCTTCTAGCAACTCTGTAACATACTCCTCTAAAGCATCAGCAAGACCAGACTTATCGTCTGTGTATTCATCTGCCATAGATTTAGCGTGTTCATAAGTATCTTGGTCATTGTTTAGATGTAAAGCAGTTGCCCAAGTTTCTCGGTTTGTCCAGCCATTGTAGTCCTCAGTCATTTACTCGCCCTCTTTCTCGTGTGTACAACATTTATTACAATTACCGCAGTCACCGCACCGACTAGTTCTATCGGATAGTTCGTATTTACCGTCACACTTATCGCACTCGCCTTCTTTATTACAGCAAGGGCATCCATTTTCGCAGCTGCCGTACTTCTTTGTTCCATCTGGTTGCTCTTCTAAATAGATAGAGCATTTACATTCTTCGCACATTACTGCCATCTTCTTGCCCTCGCCCTCTTTCTCATTATTTAGTGAAGTAATCTACTTCCCGCCCTCGCCCTCTCCCACTATCTAAGGAGAGAGAGCGAAAGCGAGCTGCGTATTACCTGCCCCCGTACTATACCCTAATCGCTCTCGCTCTCTCCACATTCGCAAAGGTGTCCACAGGTATAACAGACATAAGCCCCCGTAAATCGGGTTGTGTATCCGCCCGCGCTCTCTCCCTCTTGCTTATGCTCTCGCTCTCCCTCTCCTGAGCCGATAGGGATGATGGACACGCGCCCCGATTCTATGAGCGCAGCTAGAATCTTGCCCCTGTTCACTTGCCCGCCCTCACTCTCTTATGGTTAGCCCGCGTACACTTACCGCATACCCTGTAAAGGCTAAACGCGGTTAACAGGTCAAGAATTGACCCGCACTGCTCGCACTTGCTGTTCATCTTTCGCTCTCTCTCTCATCTCTGAATTGATTTCGGATCTGATTTATTCTGCCCTAGTGGCAGACCTAAGCCCCCGCAGGATAGACCCGCAGGGGCTTAAGTACATCACTAGAGAATTACGCAGTGGGTCATTGACCCGATACACCACCCGCTTCCATTCCACCAAAGATGCCCCGAAAGGTAGACGATAAGCCCTAACAGGGCGATTAAGAGCGCGGTACGCGCTAGGCGTTTCGGTCTGCTCATAGTGCTACCGCATCTATACCCGCTAGAGAATAGGCGCGAATAAGTGCCTTTACTCTTGACGGGGTCAGCAGGGCGCGGGCTAATTCTTCACCCGTTAGCGCATCCCTTAGCACTATTTCACTCTTAGGGTTACGCATTTATAACATCCTCGCGCTGTGCTTCTACATTCTCGCGCACTTTTGGGTCTAAGTTATCGCGCATAGAAGCAAGTGATGACGGTGTCCATCCTGATACATACATTCGCTTTAACAGTTGCGCGAGAGAGTAATCACTGTGAATCGCTAGTGCTTCGGATGCGTACTTATTCGCAAGTTTCACATCACCTAATTCGAAGGCATACGCGCTAAGAATTGTTAAGTAAGGTGTGCGCTCTTGCGGGTCAACCTGTCCGATTACATAAGACACAAAGCCCACGCACTTATTCATTTCATAGTGCTTAGGTAAACCCATAAGTAAATCGCGAAAGTTAACATCCGCCTGAATCGCTAAGTTAAAGCAGTCAATAGATTCACTTACCATTACACCATCATTTACATACTCATTTACTGAAGCGTTAAGAGCGTCATACGCTTCACCGATAGTTACCTGATTCATTTCATTCTCCTTAGATAGTTAACCCGCATAGCTGCGGGGTTAGGCTAAGTGTATACCCGCCTATACCGCATTACCACCATCAAGCGGGGGCGATTCTTAGCGTGTTAGGCGTGGCGGTCTGCTCTCTTATTCATCCCCGAAAGTCTTATGGATCCGAAATTTAAGAGCCGAAAGGCGCAGGGGTCAGGGCTTAGATTCAGGGCGTGGGGTCAGGGGTCAAGGCTCGCAGCTCAGGTCTAAGGGTCTAATACTCAGGGCGCAACAGGGCAGAATCGCAGGGGCTAAAGGTCAGGGCGCAGGGTCTGAATCAGGTCAGGGTCAGGTCAGGGTCAGGGGTCTTAGGGCGATAGTTAATTAAGTCAGGGGGTGCCGTAAGTACAGTCAGCCCCAAAAGATTTACCCAAGCAGACCGCGAAAGAGCAGGGCAACAGCAGGGGCGGGGGGGGTCTGCTGTACAGCAAAAGCGGTACCCCGTGTCTTTAACTTTCACCCGCGTGGTCCCTATACTCCCCAAATAAATATATTTCCTAAAGTTAAAGTGATCTAGTAAAACCGCAGGTCAGAATAGTAAAACCTGTGATGTGCGTAACAATAATAAAATAAAATAACGGAAAGCGGGAAATGAAGTATTTTTCCTGCCTTATATACAGTAGGGGCTGTAAGTTTGGAAAGCCCCGTTTACTGTCTGGTTGGCCTCTTGCGAGGCCCCCTAGGGCTGAGCACTGACTTACCCCTCAGTCGCGGTGGCTCCTTCGGGAGCCTTGCCGATTCCGCAGTCGCGGTTTTTAGTCGGGATAGTTCTATTAAAAGTTTGCGCCTAGTAATCATCATCTTCCCTAGTATATGAAATGGGCATTCCGCCCAAAAATTTTTTCGGCGCTTCGCGCCTTATTAGGAGATGACACGTGGCAGATAATTCCGCCGACATCGCCAAGAGAATTATCCTTGGCTGTGTAGCAGAAGGTATGACTATCGAGCAGGCTTGTGCCTCAGCTGGTAAGTCAATGAAAACCTACGAGTACTACCGCAGAACCGACAAGGTATTTTCCGATAAAGTAGATCGTACTAGGTTAGGTCTGAAGGATAAATCCTTTACCTCTGGAGACGTCCACGACATTTCCTTCTCTGAATTTCGTAAGCGCTTCTTGCACTCCGAGACTTTTCCGCACCAGCAGAATCTGATAGATGTAATTGAGGGACGTGAGCCTGGTTGGCTCCATCCTAGTATGAAGTGGGAACAAGGACTTGCAGATAACCGCATCCTAATTAACATCCCGCCTAACCACGCAAAGTCTATGACCGTAACGGTTGACTACGCAACGTGGCAGGTAGCTCGAAACCCTAACTTTAGAATCCTAATAGTCTCACAGACTCAGCGCCTAGCGGCAGACTTCTTGTACGCTATTAAGCAAAGACTGACTCATCCACAGTATGAGGAACTCCAGCAGGCATACGCCGCAGGTGTCGGCTTTAACTCTAAGTCAGCAAGCTGGCAGGCAACCCGCATCACCTTCGGAGATGAACTCCGTGAGTCTGGTGAAAAGGATCCAAACATTGAAGCCGTCGGTATCGGCGGTCAGATTTACGGTAAGCGTGCCGATATGATTATTGTAGACGACGCAGTCACCTTGTCTAACGCCAATGACTTTGAACGTCAAATCAAGTGGCTAACGCAGGACGTTCGGTCCCGCCTTAACCCAACAGGTAAGCTCATCATTATTGGAACCCGCGTTGCTAGTATTGACTTGTACCGCGAACTGCGTAACCCCGACAGATATCCAGGCGGTCTAGTACCTTGGAAGTATCTGGCAATGCCAGCACTACTGCAAACAGATGAAGACCCTGATAAGTGGGAAACTCTCTGGCCTGCAAGTGATGCTCCATTTGATGGGCAGCTAGAATCTGATAAGAACGAAAACGGACTTTACCCACGTTGGAATGGTCGCAACTTATATAACGAGCGCCAATCTATGGATGCTTCCACGTGGGCTTTGATTTACCAACAACAGGACATTTCAGATGACGCTATATTTGACCCTGTATGTGTTCGTGGTTCGATTGACGGAATGCGTAAGGCGGGTGTATTAAATGCGGGTTATCCAGGTCATCCTAAAGACCTTAATGGATTCACTTTCATTTGCGGCTTGGATCCTGCTATGGTTGGTGATACTGCCGTTGTATGTTATGCAATTAATCGCCACGATCATAAACGCTATATTGTGGATACTCATAAGATTACTAGACCGACTCCAGCACAAATTAGGCAGCTTATTTTTGACTGGACTGAAATCTACAAACCGTCAGAGTGGATTGTAGAAAAGAATGCCTTTCAATCTTTCTTAACGCAGGATGAAGGAATCCGTCAGCACCTAGCATCACGTGGCGTTCAATTAAAGGAACACCACACTGGTTCTAATAAATGGGACGCGGGCTTTGGTGTAGCAAGTATGTCTACCTTGTTTGGAACAAAACAACAAGATGGCAAACACCACAGAGATAACCTTATCCACTTACCTTCAGATCAAACTGAGAATATCAAAGCGTTAATCGAACAACTTATTACCTGGTCTCCAACTACTAAGGGTAAGACTGACTTAGTAATGGCGCTATGGTTCTGTGAGATCCGAGCACGTGAGATGCTCAACTATGGTCAGTACCAACAAAACCATATGCGTAATCCGTTCCTATCTAGGGCGGAAAAACAAAAACGAGTAGTCGTCAACATTGACGAACTGATAGCAGCACAAGAGCGACACTTCGTCTAAGGAGACAAATGAGCGTAGCAATGCCAATGCCACCTACAACACCAGGTCGCAAAGAAAGAAATGTAATTGTCAAAGTTGCTAAGAAGTCTATGATTAAAAAGACTGCAACTAAAAAGAAAAGGAAAAAATAATGGGACAAACAAGTTGGATTACTAACGACGAAGGCGAAGAAGAATACGTAGACAAAGGCGCTATTACTATGCCTACACCAAACACAATGGCACAATCAAAATATGCAGAAGCACTACGTGATGCAGATATTAAAGATTTTGTTGAATGGCCAACTAAAGTTTCAGGTCAAGAAGTACAAGGTTTCTAATGAGCAATCCAGTAAGCCGTTACATAAGTAATGTTACTAAATCTGCTTCTGAGTTAGCAGCAGCACGTTCTGAAGCATCAACTACTAAAAGAAGTGTATCACGACAAGATATTAAAAGTGATTCAGAATCTATGTCTGAATATAAAAAACGTATGGCTAAAACAGATGCACTTAAAGACAAGCAAAAAATTTCAGCTGCTGATAACAAAGCAAAAGAAGAACTTGGCCAGTTCTTAGGCGCCGTTCTTCAAAACCGTACTTACGTAGACCGTAAGACTGGTAGAGCTAGATAAAGGATTACAATGTTAAACATTAGAGAGATTACCGCAAAGGTTAATCGTATGCAGACCCGTTACGCAGCGCGTGACGGACGTATGCGCGATGTCCTTTCTGTTCGCCAAGGCGACATATCAAAGGTCTATCCCTCTATGTTTTCTGAGGAATATCCAAAGCCTCTGATTGCAAACCTAATTGACGTATCAGCTCGTGACTTAGCAGAAGCTATGGCACCACTGCCATCGTTTAACTGTTCAGCATCTAATATGGTCTCTGACGCAGCACGTAAGGCAGCCGATATCCGTGCTCGTGTTGCTAACTATTACATTGAAGAGTCTGATGTTCAGATTCAGATGTACACAGGTGCTGACTGGTTCAACACCTACGGTCAGTTAATTGCAATGATTGATTTTGATTATGAGAACAACAATCCAATTATCAAGTTTGTTAATCCATTTGGCGCATACCCAGAAGTAGATCGCTTTGGTCGCTGTATCTCATTGACTCAAATTGTTGGTATGGATGCTCAGACCCTAGCATCTATGTACCCAGAGTTTGCAGACCAGATTCTAAACAAGAACTCATTTACACCAGGCTCA